GTTGGTTCTGCACATGCTGGCATCGGTGTTAGATTCACCTCTCTTGGTGGTTACACCGTAGACAACGCTGGATCCTGGGGCGGAAACGCACAAGGAGTTACCTACAATGCAGTTGGTGCCAAATCTTGGACCCTTCAGTCTGGTAACGATTACGGTGGTGAAGGTCGTTTCAATGTTGAATTGGGTGATGTTGTTTCTGGTTACTCTGTTCTGGAGAACCCCGCAGAGTACTCGGTCAACTTCCTGATCCAAGGACCTTCTGGTGGATCTACAATCTATGAAGCACAAGCCAAGGCACAAAAACTGATGGCGATTGCTTCGACCCGTAAGGATTGTATCGCATGTATCTCTCCATACAGAGATGGTGTTGTTAATGTAACCAATTCGGATACACAGACACAGAACGTCATCAACTTCTATGATGCACTGCCCTCTAACTCCTATGCAGTGTTTGATTCTGGATACAAGTACATGTATGACAGATTCAACAATACCTTCAGATATATTCCTCTGAATGGTGACATTGCTGGTCTGATGGCAAGAACGTCCATTAATTCCTTCCCATGGTTCTCGCCCGCTGGATCTACCAGAGGCGCGATCAACAATGCAATCAAACTTGCATACAACCCATCTCAATCTCAAAGAGATCTTCTCTATCCTAAGAGAATTAACCCAGTTATGTTCAGCCCTGGTGCAGGCATGATTCTCTTTGGTGATAAGACTGCTCTCAAAGTTGCTTCCGCATTTGACAGAATCAATGTTCGCCGTTTGTTCCTCACCATTGAGGCGACAATCGAGAGAGCTGCAAGAGCTCAACTGTTTGAGTTCAATGACGTTCTCACCAGAACCAACTTCCTGAACATCGTCGAACCATATCTCCGCGATGTTAAGGCAAAGAGAGGTATTAGTGACTTCGTAGTTATCTGCGACGAAACTAACAACACACCTGATGTCATCGATGCTAACCAGTTCAAGGCAGACATCTTTGTCAAGCCCGCAAGATCGATTAACTTCATTGGTCTCACCTTCGTGGCTACAAGAACTGGAGTTAGCTTTGACGAAGTGATCGGCGCCGCCTGATCTCTGATTTAAATCCAATAATTAATTAACGAGGACAACTCCAATGTCAGTCAATCATCCAAAGATCAATCAAAGGACCATTGAGGATTTCAAATCGAAGCTCATCGGTGGTGCTGCAAGACCAAACCTGTTCGAAGTTGAAATGGCCTTCCCCTCTTTTGTTGAGGGGGGAAGTGACAATCAACTTCTCGAAAAAACCAGATTCATGATTAAGGCAGCGAACCTGCCTGCATCCAACGTCAATGTTATTGAGGTTCCCTTCAGAGGAAGAAACCTCAAGATTGCTGGTGACAGAACATTCGATGTCTGGACCATCACGGTCATCAATGATATCGATTTCGGCATCAGAAATGCATTCGAAAGATGGATGAATGGAATCAACAAGCATGATAATGCTACTGGTTTCATCAACCCCGCTCAGTATCAGGTAGACGCAAAAGTCTTCCAACTCGGAAGAAACACCGTCAAGAGCACAGAAAACGCCTCCCCAAGTGGAGTTCCTATTTCTGGTTCTGAGAATGTACCTGTTCTCAAGGCATATCAGTTCCATGGTATCTTCCCAACTAACGTTGGTGCAATCGAATTGTCTTACGACAACTCCGATACCATCGAAGAGTTCACCGTTGATCTGCAAGTTCAGTGGTGGGATGCCCTTGACCCACAAGGTAAAACTCAATTAGGTACTGAAGCACAGACAGCTGAACCAGCAGGAGACTCTCAGCGTTCCTAATAAAAAACCTTTTAGCCATGAACTCATAAATATATGGGTAACAGCCCATATTGCTTGATTCATGGCTAAATTATTTGGTTTCAAAATAGAGGACGAGTCTAAGGATAACTCTAAGGGGATTGTTTCACCCGTACCTAAGACAGATGAAGACTCCTCTGACTATTATGTTTCAAGTGGCTTTTACGGTCAGTATGTAGACATCGATGGTGTTTACAAATCAGAAGCTGATTTAATCAAACGTTATAGAGAGATGGCGCTGCATCCAGAAGTGGACAGCGCCATTGAAGACATTATAAACGAAGCAATTGTATCGGACCAGAACGATTCTCCAGTTCAGATTGATTTGGAGAACGTGCCTGCGTCCGATTCTTTAAAGAAATTAATTAGAAAAGAGTTCACTAAAGTCAAGGAACTCTTAGATTTCGACAAAAAGTGTCACGAAATTCTTAGAAACTGGTATGTTGATGGTAGAGTCTTTTACCACAAGGTAATTGATATCAATAAGCCAGAAGACGGATTAAAAGAAGTTAGATATATTGATCCCCTAAAGATCAAGTTTGTAAGAAAACTCAAGCAAGACAACTCCTTAAACTCTGCGATTAGAAGAGCTTCTGGTTTAGCAGAAGCTGTAGATACTCCAGAGATCGAAGAGTACTATTTGTATGATCCCCAAGCAACTCAGGCAAAAAACAACCTGGGTGGAATTGGTCAAGCATCATATAAAGATCAACTACAGAAAGTAAAAATTGCTCCCGACGCTATCACTTTCTGCCACTCTGGTTTAGTTGATAGAAACAAACAAACCATTCTTTCCTATCTTCACAAAGCAATTAAGGCACTCAATCAACTTCGTATGATTGAAGACAGTCTTGTTATCTACAGATTGTCTCGTGCTCCAGAAAGAAGAATTTTCTATATTGACGTAGGTAATCTACCAAAAATTAAGGCAGAACAATATCTGCGTGACGTGATGAATCGTTATCGTAATAAGTTAGTCTATAACGCAGCGACTGGGGAAGTTAAAGATGATCGCAAGCATATGAGTATGCTTGAAGATTTCTGGCTTCCTCGTCGTGAAGGTGGTCGTGGTACTGAAATCACAACTCTTCCTGGTGGACAGAACTTAGGTGAACTGTCTGACATTGAGTATTTCCAGAAGAAACTATACAGAGCACTTGGTGTTCCCGAGTCTCGTATTGCTGGATCTGGAGAAGGTTTCAATCTTGGTCGTTCTTCCGAAATTCTTAGAGACGAAATTAAGTTTACTAAATTCGTCGGCAGAATGAGAAAGAGATTTGCAAATGTCTTCAATGACATGCTCAAAACTCAACTCATTCTGAAGAATATCGTTTCTCCAGAAGATTGGGAGATTCTTTCTGATCATATCCAATACGACTTTGTTTATGACAACCATTTCTCCGAACTCAAAGAAACTGAGTTGATGAATGAGAGATTGGCAGTCGTCGGCGCCGTTGAACCTTATCTTGGAAAATATTTCTCTACTGGTTATGTGAGAAGAAATATTCTCAAGTTCACTGATACTGAAATTGAGGAGATGGATAAAGAGATCGAAAGAGAGATCGCAGATGGCAAAATCATGGATCCCGTCGTAGCACAACAAGCTGAGATGGGTGCGGCCATGGGAATGGATATGGGTGAACCAATTAATGAACCCGAGTTAGATGGATCTGCAACAGAGGCTCCAGAGATGCCTCAAGGCGGAGAAATCTAATAAACACATAAATAGGGGTGTAGCCACTACATAATTATGGATGATTTAATTAATATGGTTGTGGGAAATGAGTCTCCTTCTGAGATTCATGCCAAAATCAAGGACCTTTTGACACAGAAGGCTTCTGACAATGTTGAGGTTGTTACCCCTGCGGTAAGTGCTTCAATGTTCGGTGGACCAAATCCTTATCTGGATGAACCTCAATCGGACGAAGAAGATTTTGAACAACCCGAAGGCGAAATGGATTCTTCTGAGGAAGAACCTATTGAGAGTCCTACTGCGGAAGTAGAGACTGAATATGATGAGGAAGAAGAAAACTAAGCTTTACTTAAAATGAAACTCATTACAGAAGAAATCGAATCAGCAAAGATTCTTATCGAAGAAAAAGACGGTAAGAAGTCTATGTTTATTGAAGGCGTTTTTCTGCAGGGAAACCTGAAGAATAGAAATAATCGTATGTATCCTGTTGAAATTCTCGAAAGAGAAGTTCAGAGATATACAGAGTCGTTTATTTCTAAAGGACGTGCCCTTGGTGAACTCGGACATCCCGATGGACCAACGGTTAATCTGGATAGAGTTTCTCACAAGATTGTTGACCTTCATAGAGAAGGAACCAACTTTATTGGTAAAGCAAAACTGCTTGACACTCCAATGGGTGTCATCGCAAAGTCCTTATTGGATGAAGGTGTAACTCTCGGAGTTTCTTCGAGAGGTATGGGTAGCCTCCGTGATACACAGGAAGGTTACAAAGTCGTAGGTGAAGATTTCATGTTAGCAACTGCTGCTGATATCGTCGCTGATCCTTCTGCTCCTGATGCATTTGTCAACGGCATCATGGAAGGGGTTGAGTGGATCTGGGATGCTGGAATCCTCAAAGCAAAATCTACTCCATCCTCTGAAATCATTCAGGTTAATGAGGTTGCAGTAGTAGAACCTGAGCCCCAACAGGAGTTACAGGTTGAACAAAAGATCGAAAAAACTAAGAAAACTATAAATAACTTAGTGGATCAAGGAAGACTTGACGAGATGAAACTGGAGTTGTTCCAGTCATTCCTGTCAAATCTTTAATTTATAAATAAATATAGATTACGATATCTACAACGATTAAAAGGAGAGTTCAAATGTCTCGTGGGGATTTACAGGAAATGGAAGCAGGCACTAAGCAATCCAAAACCGCTGTCAATTCTGGCGCCGCTGCTGGCGATGCAATGCCAAAGGCACCAAATTATGTACCTCAAGCAGGTGCTGTAGAAGATCTCGGTGGTCCTACCCCTGAGAACTCCAAGCCAGATGATGATTCTAATAAACTCGCTACTCCTACTAAGACCATCAAACAGGTCAAGGATGTAGTCAATAAAGGTGCGGGTGCTGCTGATCCAATGCCAGCTGGTCTGAAGAAGACTGGTTACGGCGAAGAAACCGAAGCTTCGGCTGAGGATACAATTGCGGAAGAAGAAACTACCGAAGAGGAAGTTGTGGCAGAAGAAGAAATCAGCATCGACGCAGCTATTGATGAGGACGTAAATGCCCTCCTGAGTGGCAGCGAACTCTCCGAAGAGTTCAGAGCAAAAGCAAAACTCGTTTTTGAAACTGCTCTGGCAGCTAAAGTAGATGAAGTAACCCAATCTCTACAGGAACAGTACGAAACAAAGCTTGTTGAGGAAGTAGAAGCCATCAAGGTTGAACTCACCGAGCGTACCGATTCCTACCTTGAGTATGTCGCAGAGGAATGGTTAGAGGAGAATGCTATTGCTGTTGAGCGTGGCATTAAGACTCAAATGACCGAATCTTTCCTCCAAGGCATGAAAGAGCTTTTTGAAGCACATTATGTATCAATCCCTGAAGATAGATATGATGTACTTGAGTCTATGGTAGACAAACTTGATGAAATGGAGACAAAACTCAACGAGCAGATTGAGAGAAACATCACACTGAACCAACGTCTGGGTGATGCCACTGCTCAAACAATCTTGAATAATGTTGCAGAAGGTTTGGCTGTTTCCCAAAAGGAAAAGCTTGCTTCCCTTGCAGAAAGTGTTGAGTTTGAAAGTGAAGAAAGCTATCGTGAGAAACTGGCAACCTTAAAAGAGGCATATTTTGCCCAGAAGTCCAGTGCTCCGAAAGGAAGTGTAGCTCAAGAGTTAACCGAAGAAGCAAGCCATCAAGAAACTCATGTTTCTTCTTCCATGGCAGCTTATCTCCAAGCACTCAATAGCGCATCTTCTAGCAAGTGATTTTTTTAAACTAAAACACAAGGTAAGCAAACAATGCAACAACAAATCAATTACACCCACCTCACCGAGAAGTGGGCTCCTCTGCTTGATGCAGACGGCATCGACAAGATCAAAGACTCCCACAGACGCAACGTAACCGCTGCTCTGCTCGAGAACCAAGAGAACATGCTGCGTGAGAACGCACAGTTCCTCGGAGAAGCTTCCCCCACCAACTCCGCTGGTACTGGTGGATTCTCTGGTTCCGCTGCTGAGGCTGGCCCTGTTGCTGGTTTCGACCCCGTTCTGATCTCCCTGATCAGACGCGCAATGCCTAACCTGGTCGCTTATGACCTGGCTGGCGTTCAGCCCATGAGCGGTCCTACTGGACTCATCTTCGCAATGCGCTCCCGTTACACCAACCAGAGTGGTACTGAGGCCCTGTTCAACGAGCCTGATACTGCATTCTCTGGTCAGGACGACGACCAGTCCCTCACAGGCGGTTTCTCTGACGTTGCTGCTGGTTTCGGTACTGGTGCTCAGTCTGGTTCTAACCCCTCTGTTCTGAACCCTGTTGGTTCTGCAACCACCTCTGCTTACAACGTTGGTCAGGGTATGACCACTGGTGAGTCTGAGGCACTGGGCGATGGCGCTAACAACCACTTCCAAGAGATGGCATTCTCGATCGAGAAGGTCACCGTTACTGCGAAGTCCAGAGCGCTGAAAGCTGAGTACAGCCTTGAGCTTGCACAAGACCTGAAGGCAATCCACGGTCTGAACGCTGAAGCGGAACTCGCCAACATTCTCTCCACCGAGATTCTGGCTGAGATCAACCGCGAAGTTATCCGTACCATCTACAAGATTGCTGAGCAGGGTGCAACCCTCAACACCGCAACTCCTGGTGCATTCGACCTCGACGTTGACTCCAACGGACGTTGGTCTGTTGAGAAGTTCAAGGGTCTTCTGTTCCAAATCGAAAGAGATGCGAACCAGATCGCTCAAAGAACTCGTAGAGGGAAGGGCAACACCATCCTCTGCTCCGCAGACGTTGCCTCCGCTCTGACCATGGCTGGTCTCCTCGACTACACCCCTGCACTCAACGCTAACCTGAACGTTGATGACACTGGCAACACCTTTGCTGGTACTCTCGCAGGTAAGTTCAAGGTCTACATTGACCCATTTGCTGCAAACAACGCTGCAGATCAGTACTACGTTGTCGGTTACAAGGGTTCTTCCCCTTACGACGCAGGTCTGTTCTACTGCCCATATGTTCCCCTCCAGATGGTTCGTGCCGTCGGTCAGGACACCTTCCAGCCCAAGATTGGCTTCAAGACTCGTTACGGTATCGTTGCAAACCCATTTGCAGAAGGAACCGATCAGGGTCTGGGTCGCCTGCGCGCCAACACCAACCGTTACTACAGAAGAGTCAAGGTCCAAAACCTCATGTGATCCATTTCACACTCTTCTCCAGAGACCCTTCGGGGTCTCTTTTTTTATGTCTACATATAATAGTGATTGTAATATTATGCCTTTCTATTTGCCGACTCATTATCTCTCAGAAACAGTTGAACATCAAATGATGTTCCAGACTCCATTGTTTCAACTGAGTTTTGATGACATTGATAATAGAAAGATCGAAAAAGAAATCTACGATCTAAGAGAAAAAGACGAGGGTTGCGTTAGATCAAATAGAGGTGGATGGCACAGTCAAACATATAGTGACGACACCTTCTCTCCTATCATTGATGCGATAAAAAAATCCCTGCCTTTATTACCATTTTGGCCAGAACTAGAACTGAAACAACATGGTGCATGGGCAAATATCAATGGACCAGGATCGTATAACATTGCACATACTCACCCACATGTAGACCTTTCTGGCGTCTACTATGTAAAAGTACCCGAGGGTGATTGCGGATCCATTACTTTCTATGATCCAAGAGAAGTTATGTCCTATGGCAATGTTTTTCTAAATGAAAGATACATTGGAGGAGATAACTGCCCAAGATTTCCTGTTGAAGGAAATATGTATATCTTCCCCTCTGCACTCAAACATTCCGTTGAACAGAACAATACTTCGGAAGATAGGATTTCAATCTCGTTCAACTTATGGTTCTAAATACAAATAAAAAGTTACATGACTTACTCTGGTAACGATAGGGCTACTGCCTGGGATAGGCAGATCAGAAACAGGAATTTCTTATCTCCAATTGGATTTAAGTTCAACCTACAAAAGGCACCTACAGTTGACTTCTTTTCGCAGTCAGCAAACATTCCGTCGATCGATTTGGGAGTTGCTGTACAGTCAACTTATCTGAAGGATATTCCTGTACCAGGAGACAAGTTAGTCTTTAATGATTTCACTATCAAATTTTTGGTGGATGAAAACCTAAAGAATTACTTAGAAATTTCAAATTGGATGAGATCTCTGGGATACCCAGAGTCTTTGAGTGAAGCCATTCCACTCAACACACAGGCATATTCTGATGGTGGTCTAGTCATCTTCAACAGTAATATGCAATCTGTTGCTAGGGTGAATTTCAAAGACATGTTCCCAGTTCAACTGACTCAAGTCGAATTTGACGCTCAAACACCTGATATAAATTATATTGTGGCAGAAGCCACATTTAAATACACTGTCTTTGATATTACAAGTTTGATAGATGACACTTGATGAAATTCAATCGTTATGGGAAGAAGACGCTAAGATCGACAATGACGACCTGCACTTAGAGTCTACAAAAATTCCAACATTACATGCCAAATACTATAGGATCTACAACAATATCCTAACGTTAAAAAAGGCACAAGAAAATAAATTCAAAATTTTAAGAAAAGAAAAATGGGAGTATTACACAGGTAAGGCAAGACCTGAGGTGTATGCAGAAAAACCATTTGATTTTAAAGTTTTGAAAGCAGATATCGATAAGTATCTTGATGCAGATGAAGAACTTATCAAATGCCTAACTAAAGTTGAGTACCATCAAATGATGCTTAATTATTTGGATAGTATTCTCAAAACCATTCTTAATAGAACATATCAGATTAAGAATTCAATTGAATGGCAGAGGTTTATTCGTGGATATGACTGATCTTGTTATCTCTAAGAAGAACGAAGTTTTTCTTACCGTAGAGGCAGAACCCTATATTAATCAGGAACTTGCGGACTATTTTACGTTCGATGTTCCTGGTGCGAAATTTATGCCCCAGTATCGTAGTAAGTATTGGGACGGAAAGATTCGTTTGTTCTCTACTGCCAACGGAGAGATCTACGTCGGACTCTTAGACAAGATCGTTTCTTGGGCAAAGAAATGCAATTATACCGTGAGTTTCAAAGATAATAAATTCTACGGAACACCCTTCGAACGAAATGATAATATTTCAAAAGAAGGAGTAAAAGATTATATTTCGTCCATTGCAAAACATAAACCCAGAGACTATCAGATTGAAGGTGTTTATGATGCGTTAAAGTACAATAGAAGACTTTTAATATCTCCAACTGCTTCTGGCAAATCTTTGATGATTTATTCAATTGTCAGATACTTTACTGAACATAACAAAAAGATTTTGCTTGTTGTACCAACCACTTCTCTGGTCGAACAAATGTTCAAAGACTTTGAAGACTATGGTTGGAATGCAGAACAGTACTGCCACAAGATCTATTCTGGTAGAGAGAAGTATGATAAACGCCAAGTTACTATTACAACTTGGCAATCAATCTACAAGTTGGAGAAAAAGTTTTTTGCTGACTATGACGTTGTTGTAGGAGACGAAGCGCACCAATTTAAATCCAAGTCTCTTATTGGCATCATGACCAAACTAAAAGACTGTAAGTATAGATATGGATTTACGGGAACTCTCGATGGATCACAAACACACAAATGGGTTTTAGAAGGACTCTTTGGACCTAGTTATAAAATTACTCAAACAGCAGAACTAATTGAAAAAGGACATCTATCAAAACTTGATATAAAAATTCTCTTATTAAAACACACTCCACAAAGTTTTAATACTTACGAAGATGAGATTAAATATCTTATCGGACATAACAGAAGAAATCATTTCATTAAAAATTTAGCCCTTCATTTAAAAGGCAACACTTTAATTCTCTACAACCGAGTGGAGAGTCATGGACAAATACTTTATGAAATGATAAATAGTGCTGCAGAAGATGGTCGGAGAGTGTTCTTCGTCCATGGTGGTGTAGACGCTTCCGAAAGAGAACAAGTTCGGGAGATCGTAGACAGCGAGTCAAATGCTATAATCGTTGCTTCATACGGAACATTCTCAACTGGCGTAAACATTCGAAATCTCCATAATGTTGTTTTTGCCTCTCCAAGCAAATCTAGAATTAGAAATCTACAATCAATAGGTAGAGTTCTTAGAAAAGGTAACAACAAAACCAAAGCAGTATTATACGATGTCGCTGACGACATCACTTACCATCAAAGAAAAAATTACACACTCAATCATTTGATTGAACGAGTTAAAATTTACAATGAAGAAAACTTCAATTATGAATTTACACAAATAAAACTAAAAGATTAATCCTATGCATGAAGAAGAATTCTACGGAACTATTAAATTAATCTCTGGTGAAGAAATTTTTGCAGAGATTCTCCCCACCCAGGAAGGCAACCGTACTCTTCTGCTTCTTAGTGATCCTGTGCAAGTATCAACAGTCTCTCTTAGTACTACTGGAGTCGAAGGAGTTAAAATCGACCCATGGATTAAAAGTCAGAGTGACTCTATGATCGTAATCGATATGGATAAAGTCATCACTATTTTAGAAGCCGATGACGACTCTGATATGACTCGTGCCTACAGGAAGTTTCTAAGACAAAGAGAAAGAGGCAGCAGTAAAACTAAAGTAAGTAAAAAAATGGGATACCTAGATTCGGTATCCAACGCTCGTATTATGTTAGAAAGAATCTATAGAAGTAAAGAAGCTTCTACTGATTCTGAACTCTGACAGAGTAATTGTACACATATTCTGAAGCCTTGTCAACTTGTCAGGATTAAGTTCATGTGATACAATATCTTCAAAGGAATTAGTTCCATTAAACAGGTAATTATGGCATGGCAATTAGACCAACGACTAGAAAGAGATCCGAACATTATGTAAATAACAAACAATTTTTGGCTGCGGTCATTGAATTGAGAGATTTTTTTAATGAAGGTAAAAAACTCGGACATGAAAACCATCGGGTCTCCATTAAATATTTCAAAGAACACAAAGATCGTATTGTAGCAACAAAATTCCGAAGGTGTTATGAATACCTAGGTGATTGTTTCTCCAAAATTGGAAACCATTTGGCATACAAACCAAACTTCGTAAACTACATGTACCGCGAAGACATGGTTTCTGATGGCATTGAAAATTGTATTCAGTATATTTGCAACTTCGATCCCGAAAAGTCTAATAATCCTTTTGCCTATTTCACTCAGATTATCCATTACGCTTTCCTCCGTCGTATTCAGAAGGAGAAAAAACAAATGGAAATCAGAACTAAGATCATCGAGAGATCTGGATATGATGAAGTCTTCAGTGTAGATGATGACTTTGGAAACTCGGCCGATTACAACTCCATTAAAGACGCAGTACAATCTAAATTATACCAATGAAAATTGCTATTATCGGTAAAGGGACTAGTGCCCTTGTGGCTTCTATGATTTTCCTCAGACGAGGACATCAGACTGAACATTTTTACGATCCAGACCGACCATTTCTTCGAGTGGGGGAATCGACTACTCCACACATCTCGTGTTTGATGCGCGATGTTTTGGGTATGTGTATCGGCACCTTTGTCGATGATGGTATTGTATCTTACAAGAATGGCGTACACTTCATTGATTGGGGTGTAGGCGGAGAGTTTACTCACCCATT